TGTCACGAATAACCCACGTTGCGTTGCTAGGAAGAACCTACACACTAGCGTATACCTCTCTTAGCTTCATTAAATGCTCTTACAAAATTCCTTTGAAACTTAGACCTTATGTAACCTCTGCCTATTTTAAAAAAAGGAAATTTAGGTTGATAATCTGCTGTTTTATGAAATCCAACAATAAGTTTTAATGGAGACTTTGACTGACTAGTAGACTTAACCTTTACTCTTTCCCAAACACCAGTAATTCCTTTTACAGTTCCAATAAACTGACTCTTCTTTTTGATTAATCCAGATCTTTTTCCAACAATATTTCCATACTTATTTAATCTTGCGTTTGGTGTATATGGTATTGGTATTTTCCTTTCGCTTGTTCTAACTCCACCTGTTATTTGAAACTTTAAATATTTTTCTACAAATTCTTTTATAAACAATATACCACCCAATTTATTTTTGTGTGCTTTTGATACAAGAAAACCTTTTATTGTTGCTGGTGTAGGTCTATCAAGTTTTTTTGGCAATTGCTTCATCATCTCTTTGCGTAAGCCAAATAAAGTTATGTTTATTGATTTTGCTGTAGCTTCAGGTAAATGTCTTTTATCAAAATTGTTAATAGCTTTTACAGCTTTATCTATATCATGCTTGACAATTATCTTCATAAGTTTCGCCAGGTTGATTTACCTTTAAACTGCAAACCATATTGTTTTGCTCTTCTAATGACTGTTGATTGACTTACACCAAAAGTTCTTGCTACATCATAGCTTGACGCACCACTATCAATTTTCTTCTTTAGAATAGTAGCACTAATTAACTTACTCATTCCTGCTCTATTTCATCTATAAGGTTGCAACCGATAGTACCATAACCTTTTATATCTAAAAAACTGTCAAAATGATCTGGTTTATTGTAGCCACGCAATGCTTTAGCGGCTACATACATAGCAACTACTTGATTTGTGCTGATTGTCTTACCCAACATAGCACCCCATATCTGAGCTAGCTGACTCATATAATCTATTGGCTCACCATAATCTTTTGCTTTTTCAGCTAAAAGCTTATCAATACTTTGTATCTTTTTCATCTAATGCTCTCCTGTGTAATCTATCTTCTTGCTTTTGTAATGATCTCTCAACATGATTATCAATAATTTTACTTACGATTTTTGTATAGTTGATTATTCTTTTCTTTAAGTTTGTCATTCTTAAATATTTTATCCCAATTTATATCTATTTTCTTTTTATCTTCAGGCCTGCGCTTACTACCTTTTGACATAATCTATTTTATTAAAAGTTGGACTAAAGTTGCTTTGTGTAAGTTCTTCTTTAGCATCTATGCAATGTTCTGGAATGCATCTAAACAATTCTTCAATACTAAATATAATGCAATCTTGTTCTTGCTTATATTTATCATATACATTTTCTAACTCATAGTCATTACCAACTATGAGGACATACTTATCTTTATTGTATTTGTAGCAAGATACATTTGGATCAAGCTCTACATATCCATTATCTGTAGCAGCTTCAATAATTGCATCATATGCTCTTTGCATCATCTCACACATAGAAAATATCTTTTTATAATTATGTTCTTTCAATGACTCTTTAAACATCCACTCTGCTCTTTCAAACTTTAATGCAACATTGCTTGGTATTATTTTTAATAATCTTTTCTTACCACCCCACTTGTTTGCAATTTCAGATTCAATCTTCCTAAGTATTTTAATCTGTAACAAAGCATTATCTTTAAATATTTGTTTCATGGATATATCAAAAACTTGGATCATTGATGGATATATGGATATATCCTAAAGGATATATATCCATTATATCCACTACAAGTTGATTTTGGATAGAAAATAGCCAATTTATATCCACTTTATATCCACATCTATCCACTTTTCTATCCACTAAAACACTCCCTCATCCCATTTTTTAGCCTGATAACCGTAATTTTCTTTGTAATGTACTAAACCTTTTTCTTTTAATTGCTTTAATCTTCCCTGCGCAGTCTTACGTTTTACCTTTAATATGCCCTCTAAATCTGCCGCATTTAGCCACACGCTTACAGGATCGTCAGGGCATTGTTGTTCAGCAACAGTTATAAGTGCCTTGATAGTCTCTTCATTGACTGTAGATTCTTTAATATCTATTGGCTTATCTTCTGGTATCAATACACCACTTGTTAAATTATCAAAACCAAGCAAATTTACTTCATGGAACTTGTATTGCATTTTGGCCATACCCATACCGTCCTTGTTAAGTGTTTGTTCAAAATCAAGCCACATCTCATCAATAATATCGTCTCTGGTTACTTTAAATTCATAATCCAGACTTGCTTGTATAACGCTTGAACCTCTTGCTCTTGCATTTGCACCATGACCTGTATGATGTACAAAGCAGCATGTCGCACCAAACTCAGCAACTAACTTATCTAGACGTTGTATAAATAAACCCACATCTTCACTAGAGTTTTCATTACCAGAGAAATTACGCTGAAACGTATCAAATATAATGAATCCAATACTGCCATATTCATCCTCTATCTCTTTGCAGGTGTCAAGCAGCTTATTAAACTCATCTTCTTCTGTGATCCTAGAACCTCTATTAGAAAGCAGCAGAGGTGCTTTAGACAAGTCTTTATTAAAGTATTGTTCATAAGCCTTGATACGTCTACCAATGCCTCTCTGGCCTTCTCCACATAAATAAAGTGTAGTTGCCTGTTTGCTTGGACTTCCATAAAACTCCTCTCCCATCGCAACAGCACACGCCATAGCGATAGCTACAAAAGATTTACCTGATTTAGCAGCACCAAAGATAGACATTACTGATTCTTTTTCAAACATATCTTGTATCAACCAGTCAGGCTCTTTAACCTGTGCCATTACTTCGTCAATGCGTTGGAAGTAAATATCACTTTTAGGCGGTAACATTTGATTACCTTTTATATATTGCTCTAAAGCAAAACTATTATCAAAGTAATTACTTACGTTGGCATCCCAAAGATCGTCCTTATCTGCAAAGTCTTTAGGTGGTAAAGCTATCCTTACACTACATCCGTTCTTCTTCAGATACTTCCCTAACTCCCATGCAGCTTCTTTACCTACATCATCATTGTCTGGAAAGATATAAACATCTCTATTAAATATAGGCGACCAGTCTGATTTCTCCCAAGACCTAGCTCCACCATGCCAGCAAGCCACATCCCAATCATACATCTTGCCTGCTCCTAAGCACGCCTTCTCTCCCTCATTGATGAGGATTGGCTTATCAAGATGGTTGCACTCACTATATATAGGCAACTTGCCCTCTGGTCTACGCATAAACCAACTATCACCAACCTTAGTAAAAGGTGCGTACTTTTGTTTGATTGGATGATTGTCTGGAAAGCGTAAGACTATAAAGCTGTCATTATATTTAAGTTTTACAACAGCTTCAGACCAAAGCTGAAGTAATTTATCTCTAGAGATCGGCTTTGCACCCACTATGTTAGGAGTAGCTATGGCAACATCTTTTCTAGTGGAGGTAATTATGCTGTTGCCATTTGGTGCAAAGCCTAGATCAAACTTTTGCAAAATGTCTTTATCTACATTCTTTATCTCTAATAACCAGGCTACACCTCCGCCTTCGTCATTTTCAAAGTCAAAGAAAGTACCTGCTTCTTTGTTAAATACAAAGCTCCCCTTTGATCCCCACCGCCATTCTTTATCTGTTTTAGTTTTCGGTTCTCCTAATACCTCTAAAGCAATCTGTGGAGCTACATTAACCCACTTATCTTGCATGATCTAAAATGGCAAATCATCTTCACGCAAATCACCGCTCTTAGCGACCTGTTCATCAACCTTATCACTAAGACCTGCATTTGGACTAACCCAATCATCATCATTAGGCGCATCAAACGTAGGAATAACAAACGTATCTTTTCTTGGTTTCCAATCTACAAAAGAAAAGTTAGCTCTGTTAAAGTCATTCATCTTACCTTTTATAGTTTCTGTACCTGTAAATGCAAAACATGGTAACGCAGGCTTTTTCTCATTCCATTGGTTATAGCATCCTCTAAGTATCTCTAACATAGTTTGATACTCATTTACGCTGTTGCGTTGCCAAAGTAAAGGTCTATCCTCTACGCCATCAACCATCACCCATATACTAAATGCTCTTGTCCAACCATGTCCTGCTGGTGGTTGTGATTTAGCACCAACAACATCATCCCAGACAAACTCATAGCCACCCTCATATCTTCCCCAACCTGTTTGCAATGTATCTAGATCAAGTTGCATATATTTAAACTTACACTCCTGGTCTGCAAGCTTAAAAGTCTTTTCTTTGCTTATAAATTTTAGATAAATTGAATTATCTGATTCTTGTAGTATTTCCATATATATCTCCTTTAATGAACTACCTTTTTGGTAGCAATACTGTCAAAAACTGCTTTAAGAACACTAGCATTTGTATCCTTAAAACTACTAAAATCTTCTATGGTTGACATCCCTAGATACTCTGCGCTTCTCCTAGCTTTGCAGAACTCGTCCCAGCAAAACTTCTCAAACTCTGGATCAAAGTAGATTAGTTCTTCCATGAACTAACCTCATATTTAAGGATTTCCAAAAACTGCTCAAAAGATGTGAAGGCAACAGGATGATGCAATTCTCTATCGCTTATATTAGAGTTAATCATACTCAAGGGGAAAGCCACTCTGATTGGTAAGTGGTTAAACTTAAAAATCAAAATAGGTACATTATCATCTCCTGCTGCTTCACAAACTTGTTGCCACCATTTATCTTTGTACCAATTATTGCTACTTCTAGCATAATTTTTGCACTCAAAATAAAGGTAACGTAACTTTAAATCTGGTTGATTTTTTTCTTGGTATTGGTTGAGGTTTCTACTGACTCTATCTTCTACATGTGTTGTCTCAAGCATAGCATTTATCTTCTTTGCACACTCTCTTTCAAACGCAGCGCCTTTAGCTCTAGCGTTTACCATTTATAAACCCTCCACGTCAAAATCAACATTTGTCAAATCATGTTTTACAGAATTAATACCTAGTTTTAAAAAGTATTCTGCAAGTTGTCCCATAGGTTTACCAGTTTGTGCGGATAACACCTTAAGTTCTTTATGCACATCTTTATATACCCAAATAGCCTCCTTGCCCACTTTCTCCATAGTCTTATCATCCATAAAGTCTGTTGTTTTAGTCCTCATATTTCTTAATACTTAAAGTCTTTCTTCTAACACTATAGGCTTCTTTTGCTGGCACTATCTTTTCTTCTTTTGCTTTGTAATGTGTCATACCCCAATTTATAACATAATTTCCTGCTTTTGCCTTGCTATGATTACCCATAGCTTCCATCAATGCTGCTGTTGCTCTTTGTTTATTTGCTTTTGCATTTTTTATAGCTTCATCTGATAACATTATCTGTTTTGCATGATCCTCACATATCATATCTAAATCAATAAAGTCTTCTTCTGTGGCCTCTGGATGCACTAAAACACCATCATTGCGCTTTTCATCTAAAAGCTCAAATGGAAAGTAATCCTCTTCTTTAATACGCACGTTCCAATCTTCTACTGCATCTCTAAGTTTGTCTGCAAAAGCAGGATCACGTTTATAGACAAATATTCTAAAAGTTGTTGATTGGTACAACACACATAAAACACCCCAATCAACACCAGCACACTCCATTTGTGCTTGCAGTTGCAGCACACCACGCCACAAAGCTGGAGGGTTTTCAGGATATGAGTTTGTAACCTTATTCTCAACTACCCCTTGACCATCCAGCTTCACCTCTGTCGCATTTGGTAAATAAATACCTTTGCTTTCATCCTCTTTTATGAGTAAGTTGTCTGCATGAGCCATACCATCTAATGATGCTTCAAATAACAAATATGGATGTTTGGCTACAACATTAATATCTGTTTGCACATCGGTCAAGCCTAGTATGTTGCAAGCTTCTTTTATGCAGGGTGCTTCTAAAACATCACCCATTCTTTGTATGCCAGTCTGTTCAAACCTTGTAGGCTTACCATGTTTTGCATCTATACACCTTTTTAGTGCTTCATTCCTTGAGCCATACTTATACTCATTGAATAGGTAAGGTGATATAGATGCAGTTGGTATATCGTCTCTTGTAAGCTTACCTACCATCTGCAATCTCTACAGACTTCATATAGCTGCGCTTACCTTTTGCCAGTTCTCGCAACACTCTTAGCTTTGCTTTGTCATAGTCTTTATACCTAGCTATCATAGTAAAGTCTTGCCTATGAGCATTTGCTTTTGGCTCTTGCATAATCCAATAATTGTATATTGTTTCCATGTGAACTACTCCTTTTTTTTGTTAAACATGACAAATGATATATACATATATATAAATATGTCAATATATATTTGTAATTATTTTTTTAGACTTCGTGCCACTCTTTGCCTTCAAACAGCAAAGCTTCTGCTTCTCTTCTTCTTACTAGACCTTCTAACACCTTACCGTTAGCCTTATTCCATCTACGCATTTGATGCGGTACATCTTCTTTTTGATTTTCATTAAGAACTCTTAGCATCGTAGAGTTGTTTAAATTTGTTGATCCTAGATTATATGTCCAGGCTACTAAGGCATCAAACTCATTTTGTTCTAAGGTAATCAGCACAGCATCATTAACATAAGCACCAAAAACTACTAACTCTTCGTTTAGCCACTTTTCAGCTTCTTCTTGCGTGCAAGTATCGCCCTCTTCAACATTAGTAGTCCTGCCATAACCTATTGTCCATACACCAGCACTACACTTATAGGCCTCTAGCCTACACCCTTCAAACTTCTTAATTAACTGTTTGCCTTCCTCTGAAATTTGCATGTTATTCTCCCCATACTTTAGTTTTTGTGCCACCGTCATAATCGACTGCAAGATTTTCTTTTTTAAGCAAATCTGCAACATTGCCTTTTTCACAAAACACATCGCCTAAAATCCTACCATACTTATCAACACCGTAGGATTTTATAGTTATTTCACCTACAAGCCATTCTTTTAACTTAGCTTTTGCTAACAAGCCAAGCTCTTTTTCTTTTGCTCTATATGGGTATCTTTTTGTGTTAATGCGTGATTCTGGAGTGTCTATACCAGCAATTCTGACCACCTTGTTATACAGCAAGACAGAAAAACCTAGATCAATAGTTTCTAGGCGTATGGTGTCGCCATCGGTAACAGACCGAAGCGTGCATTTATACTCATACATTACTTTTTCTTCTTTCTCTTCTTAACAGTCTTGTAAGCTTCGTTCTTTGCAGTAGTAGGATCGTCCGCTATATACCTACCTTTTTTGTCCCTAGTTCTGACTTCCTCTGATTCTACTAAACCCATTTTTGCCAACATATTACCAAACCATTTCATATTAATCCTCTTTAGTATGTGATGCTCCAAAATAAAAAGATATGATCGCACTAGCTAATCCACCTAAATATCCTAGAACTAAGTTAATTAAAGCTTCACTATTTTGCTCTGGTGGTTGTAAGGTTACTAAAAATATATAACCTAAAAAACCACCTATAGTGAATAACCCAATGATTCTTGCTGTCCAGTCTTTACTAAACATGCTTCTTGCATGTTGTTTGTCTTGCGTTTCTAATTTAAATATATCAACGTCTAACTCTTTCATTTGTGTCTCAAACTGTTGCTCTGCTTTCTTAAGTTCAAGCATTTGTTCTGGCGTTGCATTTTGTAATGCTTGTTGAATTGATTTTTGATCATTAGAAACACCAAGAGTCTTAGCTATAAGATTTGCTGCCATACCACCCATAGGAGTACCAAGCGCTGTTCCAAGTGTCGGTGCTACTGCGCCAACTATATTTTTAAGTATTGCTTTCATAGGTATATATCTTTAATTTATTACTTTTGCCTTTAACTTTAATAGGCTTTAGAGATTTTAACCTATATTTGGTATTTTTTTTAGTATTGTGACCAATTACTAAATCTGCGCCTACATCCTTAGTGGCACTTTCAAACCTTGCTGCTGTGTTTACAGCATCACCTATTGCACTATAATCAAAGCGTGTGTCGCTTCCCATATTACCTATTATTGCTGCTCCTGAGTTTATGCCTATACCTATCTCTATACCTAGATCGGCTTGCACCATATCTTCCTGTATTTTCAATGCTGCTGCTATGGCTTTATTCTCATGTTCAGGCAAATCTATAGGTGCATTAAATATAGCCATCATCGCATCACCTATATACTTATCAACCATGCCACCATACTCTTTAACTGCATTTGCTTGTATTGTCAAAACTTGGTTCATAATGTTTGTAACTTGTTCTGGCTCAAGTCTTTCTGATAAAGATGTAAACCCACGAACATCCGTAAATAAAAAAGTGCAATATTTTCTCTCACCGCCTAGTTTTAACTGTCCTGGATTATCTTGTAATAGCTTAACCTGTCTTGGATCAAGATAATGCTCAAACTGTTTTTTTATTAATTGTCTTAATTTGTACTGTTCCATAAAGCGTAAATAGAAAGCTGTAGCACTTGTTATAAATTGTGATATTAAAGTCCAGGTTACGTCTATTAAAAGACCTTTTTGAATCATTATGTAGCCACCAGAAGCCACACAAAGCATTAAAAAACTACCTATACCTAAACCCCATGCAAACCCAAAAGAAGTTAGTACAAGCCATGACAAAGCGACAAAAATTGTAAAAATAGCTATTTCTAACCCAAAACTCCAATCAGGTATGCTTGGCGAATCAGGTATTAATATAGATTCTGCTAACGCAGCTTGTATCTTGTGTGGCTCAAGTAGATTGTTTGGTACTGCTATTTGAGGCATTATGCCAGCAGCAGTAAAACCGACAAAAACATATCTACCCTCAACATCCATTTCTTGCAAGGTTGTTTGTTGCGTATCAACCCAAGTTATCCATTTACGTCCAAAACTATCTGTTTTTACAGGAGCTAAACCTTGTACAGTAATTTCTTCTATACCAAGATCACTTGTTTTTATGATGTATGAACTATTGCCAGCTAAAACTTTCATTACCTCAGTTCCATACGCAGAAACAAAACCATCTGGTGTTTGTAACATGAGAGGTATCCTTCTTACCAAGTTATCAACTTCTGTTGGTGCTACTGCTATCCCTTGATTTGCGCAATCTGCAAGTGCATCTATATTTTGCACTACACCTGTTGATGGTATTCCTGTAACCGCATTATTGCCAAGTATTACTGTGCCAGATGTTGCAGGATAATTACTGCTACCATCTTCAAACATTGCCAGCACAGAACCACCATAACAAAGAGCTTCAGCAAAAGCTGCATCACCGCCAAATCTGTCTGATTGTGGAAAGGATAAAACCCATCCAACACCTAAAGCTCCTCTTTGTAAAAGCTCTATATGTATCTCTGCTAATCTTTGTCTAGGTAGTGGGTATCCGCCTTCTCTTGCTACATCTTCTTCAGTAATATTAAGAATTGTAAAGAAACCAGACTCGTCATATTCTTTTACTAAAGCATCAAAAGTTCTAAGCTTAATAACTTCTACAAAAGTCCATTGAAATATTAGAGGTATTGCTAACAATGGCAAAATGATAAATATTAGTTTTTTCAAGTTAGTTCTCTTGTTTTATTCTTATAATACTATCACTTCCGCCATTAATTTTAATAGTTCTTGAAACGCCATTCTGGATAATAATAACTGTATAGCTATCATCTGAATTTATGTCTAACCTTGCTGTGCTATTAATACTTCTTAGAATAGTAAGTTTTTCACCAGTAAGAAATGTTGTGATTTGTGTATCTAAATCTTGGCCAAAATTTGTACCTGCTATTTGTACAGAGCTTACATCTGCTTGTAATTGGTCTTGTTCTTCTTGTATTTCTAATTCATCTAATATGTTTAGCAAATCTTCTAAAAAATTCACATCTAAGTAATTTATATCTAATTCTGTAAATTCTAATTCACTCTCATTGTCTAAAAAATCTTCTTCTAAATAATCAATATCAAGATCATTAAAATCAAGAATATTTTTTGACTGTGTGATTATTTTTTCTTGTTCTAAAACTTTTTCTTCTGGTGGCGAAACTATTAAAATATTATCTATTAAGTCCAAAGATAAATCTAAAACTACAGGCTTGCTAGGTGCATTTTCAAACACAGAAACCGTAGTAGCTTCAAATGGTTTATTAAGTATGACACTTCCTGTTGCTGTTATAACTTCTATTTCACCACTAGATAATCCATACTTATCAGGCAAAAGTATAATCAAACTTTCACCAAGCTCATTAACTGTTGCTGTAAAGTCCGTGCCACGAATAGCAATATTTGCTGTTGGTGTTTTCAATGAAATATTTTTTTTGTTTATTTTATCAATGTTGCCAGATATAAACCTGGTCGTTCCTAGTGCGAAAGTAAGAGCCATTTTAGATTTTGCAGGGTTAGGATTGTAAACATATTCGTTAATTAGTAACTGACTATGTTCTGTAAGTCGTACAATAGAATCATCAAGAAATGTAATAGCCATACGACCATTTGATGTAATTGCTTCATCGTTGCTTTGTATATCAAAATCTACAAAAGCATTTAAGGGTGCATCCCTTATTATCTTTGCGTTACCTCTTAGTTCAGAGACATCACCAATACTAGCATCCTGTTGTTGTGCCTTGATCGTTTTGAACGACACAAATAGTGGAATTAGAAGTATTACTAATAATTTTAAGATAATCTCTTGCAAGCGTAGATGCTTGCGTAATGTCAATATCATTTGAACTACCATCTAAATCAAGATAAAAATATGCAGAATCAGCAGATGTAGTGCCACCATAACCGCTACCACTAAAATCTAAATCGTTTGAATTACCGTTTATGTCAACGTAATTAATTGCGTTTGCATAATCAATGTCAAAATTTAGATTATTACTATCACCTAAAATAATCCAGTCTAAGTCAAGATATGATGAATCTGCATTTTCTGCAATTGCTAAATCAATTTGATTACTGCCACCTGTTACATCAATATTTAAATCAATATAATCTGCTGATATAAGTCCTGTACTATTTAGAAGTATATCTAATATGTTGCTGTCACCCTCAAATTCAAAAAAGCCTGTAAAGTTATCACCATCAATTGCATCTGATCTAAATATGTTAGATGATCCTATTTGGTTTATGTCAAGTGTCATAGAAACACCATCAAGATCAAGAGCAGTCATTGTTCCAGAAGTGGCCTCAGAGCCACCAATTAAGTTTGATCCGCCCAACTGCTCAAGATCAATATTTGCTGTGTTACCAGACTGATCTACATATATCTCATTATCTGCAAGTACAGATAACGACAAAAATAAAGCTATATTTAATAATTTATTCATATTTCCAATACCCTCTATCATATCCTATTTTTATAAGTTGTAAAACTGCGCCTTCAATTGCTTTCATTAAAGCTATAGTTGTACTTTCATTAGAAGCAGAGCCAATCTCAACTTCTACAAGCTCTGTACCCATTTCTATAAATTTAAAAACATCTTGCGATTGTCCATAACTATAGATAGTTTTTTGTGACATCACTTCTATTAGTATCTCTCCTGTAGCAACAGATACCATACGCAGACTGACGGTTATTGAATCTTCTCTATATTGCATGCTTGAGCCTAGTCCAAGCCATCTTGCACCGATACCTCCTGTTTGCAAGTTACTATCCAGGCTAACTACAGCACCTTCAAGCAATACACCTGCAAAAAGTAATGGAGATAGTACATTTTCATCACTCAACTGCTCTCTGGTACTTCTTATAAGCTGTCTTTCTTTAGTAAGATTATCAAGACCAACTCTTTCTACAACGCGAAAAAAATTACCATTAGCTGCGTGTTTTAAAGATCGTATTAGTATTGTGTGTGGTGCTTGAGTAATAGCAGATGAAAATAATGCAAACTCACTATTGCTTTTACGTTGGCCTGTTTGATCTGTAAAAGACGAAGGATATACAGCAACGACAGGTTTTACAATCGGAGCTTCTACAAATGCAAGCTCTTTTGATTGTAAGTCAAATATTGAATATTTATTAAGTCCTTTGCTTTCAAACCTTTCAGGTCTAGTATCTTTGACAACATCAAAGACCGCGCAACTAGAAAGAGAAATCGCCAAGAGGCAAAGATATTTCAGTTGTTGTCCCATCATTTGTATTAAATATAGTTAAAATAATCATGCCATCTTCTATTTTGTAAGAAATAATATTACCTTCTAGCTCAAAAGTTCCTTCTGTAGATTGTGTTTCACCAAACATGTTTTCCACAATCTGTCTGGATATCTGTGCATAAATACGACTCTCTAGGTTTCTAATGAACCTAGCTAAAGTTGTGTTCTCTGCATCTCTCTCAAGTTCATCTTGCAAAGCTTTTATTTCTTCTTTGATTGTCATTTTTCGCATGTGTTCTTGGTTCTCAATCGTAAGATAATGTGAGCTTGTATTTACGCCTGAAAAAGATGGTGACTTAAACTTAAAGGTTATTTGGTCTGCCTTTAAATTTAAAGCAATTATGCCTATAAACATGACAATTGCCCAAACAATAACAATTTTATAATGTGTTGGTAATTTAATCTTTTCTTTGGTCATTTCTATCTGCCTTTGCAATTTTGTTGCTATCAATTAATTGTGGTACACCTAATATAGTCTTAATTAAAGTATCTTGTCTAATAATTTCATTGTCAACACTTCTTACTCTGTCTATAAGAGAGACTAATATTTTATGTTGTGAATCTAACTTTGTGCCTAATCTGCCTTCTATTGCAGCTATCTGACTTTCTACTTTTTCATCAACAGTATCAAGTTTTGTCTCCATGCCATCAACAATACGCATAATAAGTTTGTAGATAAACCACCCAAGACCAAGTGCTGCTGCAATAGGAAACCCAACTTCTTGAATTACTGTTACAGCAGACTCCATTATTTAATTAGCTTTTTTCTTTCCTGTATCTTTATCGGCTAGTTTTTTTTCTAGTTCTGCATGTGCTACAGTTAAGACTCTTAATGCGTGTCGCAATTCGGAGTTTTCTTGCAATGCTAATTGATAGACACCCTCTAAATTAATTTCTTTTTCCATATTAACTCCACACAGCAGTTGCTACTGTTTGCACTAAGGCATCTTCGCCAGACATGTCAGTAGCAGAGCCACCATCTTCAACAAACTTTGTAAAGTTCTTAACCTGTGTGCTTACAGAACCATTAAGACCTGCATCTGTACCTGTACCTGATAATGTATTGTTATATACAACCATCAATGTTGGGTGTTTTGCATTTGCTGTATCATCGGCAGAACTATCTGCTAATGGGTAAACTTCAATCCTTTGGACTGAAACTGTATTACTTATTGCCATATATATCTCCTAATATGAATTAATCTTTGCCTTAATTTGTTTTTCTACATCATACCATACGCCAGGCAAGTAAGCGTTTGGTTTGTTTTCCTTTGCATCATACAAATCCTGTAAAAATTGTTCAACTTCTTGTTTGGTATAACTCATAATTTATCAACTAAAATTCTGTTTGTGGGTGAGCTTGGTGGCGTAGATGAGCTACTTGTCAATCTTGTAAACGTCATTATATTGCTTCCTGTTATAAAATTAGGTGAACTAGCAGATGGTTGCGTTGCAGAAAAAGCAAAACTCACAGTAGAATTATTCCCATCTGCAAAAGAACAAAATCCAGAAGGTAATGTTATTTTTGAATTATCGCTTGAGTTTACTGACGCACCTGAAGGTGTAGAAGATATATTTGTTATTGTTCCACCATCAATACTGACTGTTGTTAAAAATGGAAAACTGCCACTTGTCGTTTCTGTAACATCACAAGTGAATTGAAATATTTGTGTTCCAGATGAATTTTGGAAAGTTACTCTCATAGAATCTCCATCTGCAAAATTTGATATTATTGGATTTGGATTACTACTGTTATTAAAGCCAAAACCATAAGTCTGTGTCTGAAAATCACTACTTGCAGATGTTGCTGTTACGTTTGTGTCAAGAACATTAGCACCTGCTGATTTACCATAGAAATCAGAAAAAGAAATAGTAGCAGGTGCATTTCCAACTCCTGCTAAATTTCTACAAAGTTGATTACTCAAACTCAGTTGTTGTGTAAGTGTTCTGCCAAGTTCTTCGTTTATTGATCTTTTTGGTGTAAGACCTGAACCTGCAAAACCACCTATTGACAAAGCACCACTTGTAGCAAGAGCCATTATGCAACCTCCTCTAGTTTAGCTTTCAGTTCTTCTATTTGTTCTTGTTGTTCTTTAATAGCTTCTACCAATAATCCAACTACATTGCCATATCTAATAGCTTTGATTTCTTTATCATCATTAATTTCATTAGTGGTAAATATTGCATTAGGTAAAACCTTTTCAAGTTCTTGTGCAATCAGACCTGTAGATTTTCTTCCATCTTTTTTGTAAGAGAAGTTTACACCTCTTATTTGTTTTACTTTATCAAGTGGATTTTCTATAACTTGGATATTTTCTTTAAGAGTAATATCAGATAATGTTCCAAAAGCTGCAACGTCATTAGCACAATTAAATACACCTGCTGTAGTTATCTCTGCTCTTGCTACATTATTTGTTCCAAAAGTAAGTGGTGCATTACCTCTTTGAAAAACAAAAGCACCTGCACTATTTTGAATTAGATCAAAACTTGTAGAGCCATAAGTAGTGCCATTCCCTGATATTTGTATTGACCCTGCTCCACTTGTGCCACCACGAACACCAATTGTTGCAATTCCAAAAGCACCATCATCTCTGACATCAAGCTCCATAGAAGGACTTGTAGTTCCTATACCAACTCGCCCTGAACTATCAATACGCACTTTTTCAGAACCATTTTGATAAAACATAAGATTATGTGATTTTAAATGTATATCCTCATGAGCAGAAAAACCTGTAGTCTGTGAAGATATTGTCAGTTCACTTGTTGAACCTTTTATTTCCAAAAGTGCATTTGTTCCATCATCACAATAAATATACTTGTTTGAATTACTGGATTTTATGTCAAGTTGTGCAACACTTGGCGTACCACCAATTCCAACTTTTCCTGAAGAATCAATACGCATCCTTTCTGTTGATACTGTATTGTTTGCACTTGCTGTATTGAATTGGATATGAGAACCACCATCATTACCACTTATAATTATTCTAGCGTGAGACTTGTTAGCATCTCCAAAAGCACCAGTTTCAGGATGTCTATTAACATCTAACTCTAAAGCTGTGCCATTTGCATTTACAAAACCACTTGCACTTGATTCAGTTAGTTGCAATACTCCATTAGCATCAATACGCATTCTTTCTGTAGAACCATCAGCATCAACAAAAGCTAAACCATCAGAACCATTTAATGTATGTAATCCAAATCTTCCTGTACCATTTTCAAAAAATGTTAATTTTGCTGCTCCACTTGTGCAATCTAAATTTATAAGTGATGAGCTAGAATCTTTTACAATAAACTTGCCGTATGCTGCTGGATTTGTTAAACCCACCCCAACATTCCCTGAAGAATCAATACGCATTCTTTCATTATTAGCACCATTACTATTTGTTTTGATAATTAAATCTTGACCTACAGCAGTTCCGATACTGGTAGAACTAGATGATGAAAATGCAAAAAAGTCAAACTGTGAACCACGACCTAATAGTATTTGACCACCATTTGTTGCTCTAATATCTAAAGTTTTATAGTTAGAAGAATTTGTAGGAGTACAACCAATTCCAATATTTCCTGAAGAATCAAACCTTGCATACTCTGTTGTGCTACTTGCAGTAAATCCTTCAAAAGCTATTTGACCATTACTAGCATTATTTCTTGAAGATATTTTAGTGATACCTGAAGCTTGTTGTATTTTTGATTGTCTTCCTGTTTCATCACTTTTCTTTAATGTAAGCAATGGTGAGGTATCTGATATTTCAATATCACCACTATTGATAGTTCCTATGTTTATAAGGTTTCTGGAATTATCAATAACAGTAGATGCACCAACTTTATAAGATGCAGATGTAACTGTTCCAAAAGTTGATGTGCCTGTAGATGTGATTGCACCACTAGAGATAGTTGAATTGAAAGTTGCAGCACCTGCATTAGACATATCAAGGGTAAGAGCAGTAACGCTTGAGCCACCATCATTACCAGTAAATATAATATCGCCATCAGAAGCATTATTTGTAAGATTAAGATTGCTACTAGCCATACTTAAGAAGCCAATAAAACTTCCTCCATCTTTAAATAAAATATCTCCACCATCAGCATCAAGAATAATGTCATCAGCAGAATCAATAATGATGTTTTCGTTTGCACTTCCTGCTATGAGTAAATTATCATCAGCATCATCACCAATAGAATGACCATCTCCAAAAGTTATATTGCCTGTAAAGGTGGCGTTTTGAGAACTGTTTATTGTTAACCCATTAGAGCCATTGGTTTTGAGAATGACATTTCCTGCATCCTGTGCTTCTACAAATAAACTTCCTGTTCCTCTATGAATTAATTTTGAAGCTGTATTTGCACCACCATTAAATCTTATTAGACGTAGACCATAATCGGTATAAGTAGTATCGCCTACAAGATCAATAAAGGCATTATGATTAGCAAGAGGACTTGTTCCTATTTCTATTCTAGTATCGTTTGTGCCATTAGAAGGTATATCTATTGCACCTGCTGTTAAAGTGTTGTTAACAGTAAGCGTAGATGCAGGTGAAGATAAAGGTGTAAAGAACTCTAATTCAGTCGTACCAGATATATCTGCATCAACAGGAAATCTAAGTGCTTTACCACCTTTAGATGAAGGCACGGAAGCAGGTATCGTAATTACACTATTGAATGTAGCTTTATTTGAATTATCAATTTTAAAAGAATCGGAACTTCCTGTTTCATTTCTTATAGTAAATGTTTCATTATTTGTACCAACACTAAAACTTCTTGCAACACCCTGTGAATCATTTAGAAATAGTTTTGGATATGTGCCACTTGAAGTTATATTACCACTACTGATAGTTCCTATATTTGATATGTTTCTTGAACCATCTATCACAGTAGTAGAATTAATTAGTAAATTACCTACAGAAAGAGATTGTGATTGATTAGTTGTACCTGATTGAAATATTACTCTTTCAGTAGCAGTCAAAACTGTACCTGTTGGAGCAGAAGCACCTGTATCTGATCCATCATGTGTCCATGTTCCAGAATCATGTTCTACTATATAAATAGAACTAGAACCTGTAAAACTGCTAAATAGACCATAAAATTGAAATTCTGTAGTTGATACCTGTTTAACTAAAACTGAAGATGGTGCATTAACATTGTTTCCAAAATCATACTTTTGACAATCACCATAAAAACCACTTTGATTTGAATTATTGTTAGATGTTTTGAATCTAATTATAGTTTCTTGATTTTGTGCATCTGCTGCATTGAAGCCATTGTTAGAATGCACTTTAATTACTACAGTTCTTCCATTTTGTGCAATGCCACTAATTGTTCCAAATTTTATATATCTTCCAGAATTAGAACTTGTATCTGCAATACTGAAAATTTTTGGTGTCATTGTAGCGACACCTCTACTATTTAGATTTAGACTTGTTGCACTAATAGCACCACTAGAGATAGTTCCTATTTCGCTTAGGTTTCCATTGTTAAACTCAAAGTTACCTGTATTAGTTATTTTTAGTCTTTCTGTTGTTGCTGTTTGTAGCGTAAGAAATGCACCAGAACTGTTTGATCTAATATCCAGACTTGTTCCGTCAAATTTTATATCTGCATTACCTACTGAACCAGTAGGCACTAATTCAAACTCTGGAGTTGCAACACCAGATGATGATATGTTTCCAGAAGCTGTTATTGCACCACTATTGATAGTTCCTACTTCAGTAAAATTACCATCGTTAAATTCAAAATTGCCACTTTCAGTTATAGTTAAAGTGTCAACCCAACCACTTCCTGAAGATTTGTTTTCAGCGTTATACCCAAAATAAATATTACCTGTTCCTGATTGATTAGATTTTGCACCTATTAAAATATCGTTTAGACTGATTAAAGATAATGAGTTGCCTGTAACTCCTAAATTATCTGACCTTAGTAATAGATGTGAACCACCACTTGATTCAGCAGTTTTTATTTTATCGTTTTCAGTAAGTGTTATATCTCCATTTACTGTAAGAGATGATAGCGTTCCAAGACTTGTGATATTTGTTTGTGCTGCTGTTGATAAAGTTCCTGCTAGTGTAGTTGCTGTAAGTGTTCCTGTAACATCTACACCTGCTCCAAAAGTTGCAGTGCTATCGTGATTTAAAACCAACGCTTCACTAAGAGTTCCAACAGTTGTATCTGGATGCACTAAAAAAGCAATACCTTGTCTATTTGCAGAAGTATGTGTTTGTTTGGCTGCAATTGCTGATCTTACATTATTAGTAGTTCCAGTCGTAAAACCTATTGCTCCTTTATAGTCTCCATTATTGTTAGATGATTGTGATGAATTTTTTATTTGTGCTGAAATACCAATAGTCGTTGATGCAGTTGTATTGAAATTACCACCTGCTGCGTCAAGGCGATTGCCATTTGCTAGTGTTGAAAATCTTAAATTTCCACTATGATAAAGTTCAACTGCTCCACTTTTAACTGCTCTTATGTATGTTTGTGATCCTGTATTTGAACCAAGATGTAGTGTATTTTCAGCTAGAATTTGAAGTTGTCCTGTTCCTGCATCTTGTATAATAGATTGAAATCCATCGTGATATATTTTTAAATCATTACTAGCTCCAATCTGTAATTTTTGATTATCAGGCAAAGTAATACCATGTGAAAAATCAAACTCATCATTAGTTGCATCCCAAAGAATCGTTGCATCATTACCCTGACTAACTGCATCTTGAATAGTTATACCTGCTCCATTTGCATTTGCAGAAGAATCACCTGTTGAGAAGTTAAGTGTTATGTTTTTATCTTTTACATCTAAGTTAGTAGTGTCAATGGTTGTAGTTGTGCCTTGAACTGTAAGATCACCACCAACTATGAGGTTGTTTGAAAACGTATGATTGCCTGTGATGGTTGAATCTAAATTAAGCGTAACACTTCCAGAAGTTCCACCACCATTGAGATTTGTACCTGCAACAACTGCTGTTATATCACCTGTACCTGTGCCAACAGCAGAGCCATTGAACTGCAAAGCTCCATTGAGTAAATAAAGACTGTTGGTTTGAGCAGAACCACTTGGAGCAGAACTTAGATTTGATAAAGTTATTGAGCCTTCTTTATTAACTATAGTTTCTTTTTGACTATTACCTGCTGCTGTAGAGAAAAATCTAAAATCAGTTCCATTGGCTAAAAATGATTCAAAGCCAATACCAGAGCCAGAAGTGCTTTGAGCTAGATATTGTAGACCTACATCTGTTATTTTTAATTGGTTATTGGCAACAAAACCTAATGACATTATTCTATTAGCATCTGTTGTTCCTGCTAGAGCAAATATTTCATCTAAAGGTTTTGTATTCAAAGTAATTACACTTGCATCTAGTGTTCCTGTAACAGTTGCACCTGTAACATTTAATGATGAAGCTGTGATTGCACCTGATACTGTTGCTCCTGTTGCAGTCATAACACCAGAAGAACTTACTGTAAAAGCTCCTGATCCAATGTTTATGCTTCCTGCTGTTATTGATCCCAAGTCTGCTGATATTGCAGATAAATCAGTTACGTTTATTTCATTTGCTGTAATTGCATTAGCTTGAATGTCACCTAGCTTTACAGGTTGTTGTGTTACGTTAAAAGTTATTGTGGCTGCATCTGATTCAGCACCAACACTATTAATTGATGTTATAGATGCAACATAACCATTTGCAACTGCAATAAAATCAAGATCAAGAAAATCATTACTTACAATTCTGTTATGGACTTCTTGACCTGAAGAGTTTGTAATTACTACCCTAAATTCTTTTGCAGGATAATTAGTTGCAGCAGACCAAGTTAAAAAAGCTCTTCTTGAAGAAGTTGCATCAGTAAATGATAAATTTGTTGGTGGCTCTGCTTCTGTTCCTGTTGGTAAGTCTGGATCACCACCTACATTTTCTTCTGGTGGTGTAGCTGACCATGTATAAAGATCAAAATATTCTATTGCTTGTACACCTACTAATCCATTATCTAATAAATTAATTGTTTCTATTCTATAAGCAGCATTTGATAAATTGTAAGGGGTGTAGGTTATTGTAACTACATCTCCTGCTGTGAGATTTAATAATCTTGGCGTACCAATAAAGCTGATAGTTTTTTGTCTTCTACTTCTTTCAAGTATGCCTTTACCCATATTAAAGGCGTTATAAGGATTAGTTATATATTGAAATTCTGCTGTGGTTTCAAGCTCTTCACCACCATCATCATTTTTATAAGTTGAAGTGCTATTATTATGAAATACAGTTTTAGTATCTGATTCGTATTTCTTCTGTGCGTTAAAAAACTGTACTACAACTTTATTAAGTTTTTCTGCTTTATCTTCATAACGTATTTTTATACCCTGATCTATTATATGGTCATCGGTAATACTAAAGGATGATGATGTTGCATCTTCTACTAGAACGCTATATTTACCATCTATGTAATTTAAGAATCCTCGCATATTAGATAGTAAATCTCTTGCGTTATCTAATACAGTTTCATTGGTATCTAAAACACCATCACATTGCAATCTTCTAGTTTGTGCTAAGAAAAGACCAGATTCATCTGCATACATAAATTTACCAACAGCACTTCCACCACCATTACCTGTATCAGAACTGTTAGCTAATACAGTTGTTAAGTTTAGATCAGTTGCTTCAATCGTAAAACTGTTAGCATCTACAACTGTTGCAATGGTATAACCTTTGTTTAAAACTGTTGCTGTAATATTTCCACCAAGACTTGTTGCACCTGCAAAAAGCACTCTATCGTTAACAGATGCGCCATGTGAAGTACAAGATACAGTAATAGTTGCATCTCCATTAGTAGCAGAAAACGTAACGCTTTTGCTTACTTTCGCAGGTGGTACATCATCTATATAAATTCTAAAATTTGTGCTTTCGGTATGTGGTGTAAATCTTTGAGCATCAATCACATTGTTTTGATTTATTATTACAGAACCACCACTATCCTTAACGCTTAATAATTCACCACCTTTAATTTTTTTCCAAGTTGCTTCATTTACTGTAATAAAATTATCTTCGATGTCTGCTGAAAAAGTAGCAGAAGCGTATGAGCCACTATAATCAGGAACATCAACAATAGTATCTGCTGTGTTAGCTGCTGTTTGAAAAGACTGTAAATCTATTAATGATGCCGATAAACCTTTACCATAATCTTGATGCATATAATCAAGCAGAGTTAAAGCTGCATTATTAGACCATTCATAAGTAGTTTTATCAGCTATTCTATGTGTACCTGTACCACCAGTTATTGAGCCATCAAGTCTAGGATCGTAAAGTTTTCTTCCCTTAACAACTACTGTTAATTCTGGAACAGAAGTAAACATGCCTTTTGTGTCATATTCAAAAGATGCAGCTATGTAAGCTATTCCTCTAAGTCTGTGATTGCTTGTAAATTTAGTAGACTGTGAAGCGTTGAGCATAGGATCAACTGTTTGGTCGTCTGCTCCATGATGTGCATTAAAAACCATTCTATATCTTTTACTTGGATCAAGACCAGAACGCCCACTAGATGTTTTGCTATTAACATTGCCTAACTGACTTGCTGTGTTAAGTGATCCTGCACCACTAGATATTTTATCTGATCCTGCATAATAACCTTGTCTAAAAACTTTTGTATCAGATATAGGAACACCATTAATTTCTATTGTATCTAACTCTATCGAATCAACCTCGCCTAAACACAAACCATATATTACAAATAATTCTTTTGAGTTGCCTGAGTCTGTATCCATGTAAAGAAGTGTTGAGCCAACTCTTCTTCTTCCATAAATAATTGGAATTTTGCCACCTTGAGCAGTTTTAGTGGCTAATATATCTTGTCCTTGATCTTGTAGTTTCTTTGCTGCTTTATAGTTTTTTATGCCAACAACAGTTGTTACTACATAAAAAGCTATTTCTAAAAATTTCAATATACCCATTAACTACCCCACCTTATATTTGATTTTGTGACATGAGCATATTCAAGGCCTTTATCGGATGTGAAGGCTAGTTGTTGAGATTCATCGGTAAAATGCCTTCCCTGTTTTAAATTCCAATTTGACCAATGATTAGAGCAAGTAACAGTAATCTTTGAATCTCTTGCACTTTCGTCAACTTCTACATTTTTTATATTGCCTGAAAAATAGGTAAATGCATCAATAAAAGAATTATTATTATCAAAGAAACCAAGATAAATATTAACTGTGTTATCTATATAGTTTTGATCGTCAAATACAGATATAAGTGTTGAGTTTATGTTTGATAATACTATAGATGTTTCTTCAACTTTAAGTTCTCCTGTTTCTGGTGTTGTATCTACTGATATTATTTCACCAGAAGAAGAATAGGTGTTTGAATCATAAGTTACGTCAAACTGATTGTCGGTAAGTCTAAAAACTGTTGATGTATTTATTTCAAGTAAAAAACAAAATGTATTAGTAGGATTCGCTAACTGCGTTAAAAGTGTATTGCTTAGTGATCTTGACATTACTCAATACACTCTCGCAATGTAAAACTTATTGTAAACAAACCTGTAGTATTTGTTGTGTAGAGAATATCACTATCAAGATAAACTTTGAAGGTTGGTTGATCTACAGTTACAGCTTCACTATTTGCAAGTGTAGCAATAATACCTGGAGAAATAGTAACTGTTGCATCTCCACTTCCATCTGAGGATGGATTTACTGGTGGATCAGAATTATCTTTTGTTACCATATAAACTTTATCGTGATTTGCAAACTTAATAATATCTCCTGCTTTGAGGACATCTGTTGTCGAATTATCAAAGCCTGATAAAGCAATTGTTGTGTCACCAACACTATGAGAGCCATTTACAACAATATCTGTTTGCGATCTATTTGCGCCTCTATTTGTAATTGGATATGTGTAATTAAATTTATCAAAAGAGTTTTGCTGTTTTTTAAGAAAAGCAAAAACATCCATTGCATCATCTTTTGATAAAGATGGTAATGTAATATCCAAAGTAAAAAATTGTGATCCATATTTTCTAGTAACTCTTTTACCAGATACAGATTGATTGATAAGATTTGGCCTATTATCTTGTAATGATAAGCTTCTTGGTTTTATAGTTGTTGGAAAAGTGCCTGACATTATGCTATTCCCATTTTACCTCTTGAGTTATAAGCTTGATTTATCATGCTTACAATCATGTTTTTTCTGCTTGCAAGCAATTCATCAAAACCTGCTGCATCTACTGTGGTTATATTAAAGTTTACAGTAGCACCCATGCCTTGTCCTTTTGTGTGATCTATAACTGTTTCGTTCGGATGTAGTATTGCAGGAAAGCCACCACGTCCATCCACGCCACCTGCTCTAACACCCATGCCTGTATAGCCACCGCCCTCATAACCAATATTACCAAGATTCAATAATTGTTCTGGGTTTGCTGAACTTGCAAAAGCAAAAGCATCTATTGAGCTTTTTATCATGCCGACTGCTTTTTGGACAATCAGCAGTTGCACTAATTCAGCAACTATAGCTCTTATAATTGAGGTTGCTAGATTTTTAAAATTACCAAATCCTTCACTTGCAATATCAAAAAAGTCAGTAAATGCATTAGTTAGCTTGCCTTCAATAGTTTCACCAAAAGTTTTAACAACTTGTATGGCATCTTTGGACTTTTCTATAATTTTGTTATATTCATCTGTAAAAGATTTTAATGCATCTGGTGTTTCTGATATTGCTTTATTTTGTTCAATAACTAAATCTCTTAATCTTTGAACTTCATTAGATATTTCATCGTATTCTTCAAGGAAAATCCTAAATTCTGGAGAATTTTCTCCAAACTTTTTTTGTGCTTTTATAAGATTCTTTAAAGCTGTTTCTTGTTTAACTAATGCAGATTGTAGATTTTCTTGCAAAGAACTTAATTCAGGATTTAATATTTTTGCAGTAGCAACTAAAGCAGCTAGACCTGTTGCTAATGCTGTCAATGGATTTGCTCTTACAGCTACGCCTAAAGCCACAACTCCTGATACAAGTTTTGGTATTGCACTTACAGCCAATGCTGTCGCAGGTATTAATAAAAGCTCCATATTTTTTGCCAACACGCCCAATGCTGTTGCAGTAGTGCCAAAAACACCAGTTGCTTTTTCAAACTCACCAATTAATGTTGTAAAGTTTGTTCTGAGTAATGTTAGAGATTGGCCAATAGTCATATCCATATTGGCAACAGTCTTTGTTGTATCATCTACAGCATTAATTAAAATTGGCAAAATTGCTTCTGCTGTAAGTTTACCCTCTGATCCAAAATCTTTTAACTGACCTGTTGTTATACCCAAACCATCTGCAAGTAAGTTAGATAGTATGACATTATTTTCCATAACTGATCGCAACTCATCTCCACGCAAAGCGCCAGAGGCTAAACCCTGCGCTAGCTGTCTTGCAGAGTTAGCTGCTTCAGAAGTTTCTGCACCAGCTATAACAAAAGTGTTTGCAACTGTTTGTGTTGCTTTAGCTATGTCTCTTTGTGCAACACCTAAGTCTTGAGTTGCAATTGTTAGCCTTGTAAAAAGTGTACCAACAGCGTCAAAATCTGACCTGGATTCATTAGCAATTCTTTTTATATTTGCCATTGCATCTGCTGTCTGTTCAGTTGAACCTGTAAGTGCTTGCATCCTGTTTTGTATATTTACAAAACTATCTCCTGCTCTTACAAGCTCTCGCACAGAAAAAGCTGCAATAATTTGATTACGAAGATTGTTTATTGCATGGCTTGATGATCTTGCATCTTTTCTAAATTGGTTGAACATTTTAGAAGTTCGGTTGTCACCAAACATTCTAATGTGTATATCTGACCTAGCCATTATTGAATTCCCTAAATTTTATTTTTTTGTTCACTTAGTTGCTTTTCCCTTTCTTCATTCTGTATCTCAAGATAAGCCATCCACCCATGAAATTCCTCTAAAGTCATTTCTTCTATTTCAGCTAGAGTTTTATGTAATTTTTCAGCTAAAACAAATTTTATTTGTAGTTGCCTATCTTCAATTACTTTTTTTTAATTTCTTCCTGGTCTATGTTACCCATAATTTCGGAAGCGACTCTTATTAAAACGCTTCTATCAACTCTATCTAAAAAAGCGCTTCTATCAGCAATGTTAAATAACTTTTCTCCATCTGCATCTAAAGCCTTGTAAATTAATACATAAGCAAGCAATTGTATTTCATCATCTTTTGCTAGCTTCATAAACTTAGAAGTCTCTGAAAGAGTAATCGGTTTACAGTAAATCTTTAACGGATTATCTGCATCCTCACCCCATTCAGGGACTTCTATAATTTTTGTATCAATGCTATCAAAATGCCTTGTTGCGTTATCTATTGCTGACATAATTAATAAGTAGTAGTAGTTAAGCCGCCAGTACCTTGTACACTAATAGATGATTCTACAAGACCATCATGTGTAGCAGTAACAGATTTACCTGTAACAATTGCTGTACCAGTCAATTTAACAGCACCACTTCCTGTTCCTTCAGGAGCAAAGTTAAGTGTCACAGATGAACCGACAGATAAAGCTGTCTGTCCATTCGTATCAGTATCATCGTAAAGTACATCAACTGATCCACTAAAATCTTTTATAGAAGCTATGTAGCTTTTTGCTGCATCGCCCATCGATGTATCTTCAACTACGTCAATATTTTCATCAATACTGTAACTCCTGATTTCAGCGATAGCGTTTGATCCAACCTGGACAGTTCCGCCTTTGCCTAAAAAAGTTGCCATAATTATTCCTCGTTTTTAGTTTTAGAAGAAGATTTAACTTTATCTTTCGATGGGGTTGCTTCTTCTTTCCAACCCTTACTTTTTAGATACTCAACACTATCAGGTTGTGCATCTATAATAGTTTTGCCATTTGGACTAACTAATTTCATAATTTTCCTCGCTAAACTGCCACGTCAGGATTAGTTTCCTTTACATGGTAAGTTGTTAAAAATGTCAAAGTTGCATAACCAACAGGACTTTCGCCTTCTGCATTGAACTCTATTTCTGTTGACTCTATGTAAATATCTTTAGCCAAATTATTTAGAGTAGTATCAGCAGCTATAGCTTCTTCAACCTCCTTGCATATTGTATCAATAGTATCATCAAAATTAGAATTTGCCTTTGCATAACACTCAACAATTAAAGATAATTCACGTTCTGTTACTCTATCGGTGTGCATTACTAAGGGTTCTGAAGTTTCTGATTTTGAATAAATAATTAAAGCAGGAAGCTCATTATCTTGCAAAGCATAAACTCTGCTTTGAAAGACTCTAGAAGCTGTAGTAGTAAGACCTGTTAAAACAGTACCTACTCTCTCACGAATTTGCTGGCGCACATGGTTTGCCATTACTGCTCCTGAAGAATAAGTTGCGTTATTCCAGTATTGTCAGGTTGCACATTTATAACTTTATAGGTAGCACCTGCCTTGATGGTAGTGCCATCAAGATTTTTATATGCAGGAGCAACTATAGTATCGCCATGAGCAACACTAGGTACATCAGTTGTTTTGCAAAATGCTATTGGTTGAAAACCCTCAACATCTACAGTACCAACATCAATACCAAAATATTCTTGCTCCAAGACAATATTGATAGATGATCCAGAGCCACCTTGAGGAGTATAGGTAACAGTCATACCATGACCTAAATCTGCATCAAGATAGCCATTAAAATCCCTATCAAACTCAAGAGCCATTACTTCTTAGTTCTTTTCTTTGGCTTTGGAGCATCAGACTCTTCAAGTCCTACGCTTCTATTGGTTTCTTTTTTAGCTTTGCCCTTATACTCTTCAGCTTTGCCATAGCCAACTAATGATCTACCTTCATCAATAGGAAGTTCAACCACATCGCCTGCTTTGACCTTTTCTTTGTTTGCAACTGTGTCAGTTAATATTAAATATTTCATATATTCACCTTTATTAAGTTGGGTGGCAATAGCGCCACCCATTTTTTTAGTCGTTAAAACCACTCAATTATGAACCAGCGCAGAATGAAACTGCATGTCTCACAGCGACATCAACTGATTGTAAAGCGACTATTCTCACAGTACCAGTAGTTGACTGAGAAAAAGGATCAACAACTAGGTCAAGGCCTCCAAACATACCTATAAGCAGGTCGTTAAAGTTACCAAAAACATAATTGTTAGCTGTTAACTGTGGAGAAACAACAGCACTATAGCCATTGATCTGATCGTTTTCAGCAACAAATTGTGCTGTGTTAGTTGCTTTCTCAGTAGTTTTCAATGTGCCATAGTTAGATGGATGTACTATGTAAGCTAAATCGCCTAGTAGTGCGTTATCCACTCTGACTGCTGTTTCCATTGCTACCATTTCTGCAAAAGTAGGCGCAGCAGCACTTGAAAGTGATACTGTGTTAATTCCTGAAGTGTTAGTAATACCTGTTGGATTACCTGAACTTCCTGATCCCTCTAATGCAGCATCATCAATAGCAATAGCCATTGAAGCAGCTAGATCGTTTCTAACAAGATTTTCTACGTCCAAAGATGATTGAATCATAAGTTGTCTTGTAATGTCTGTAAACGCACCTAATGACTTAGGAGACATACTTACATTGCCAACTGTTAACTCTGATTCACCAGCAGCGCCACCTTCTGAACTAATAAAAGCAGCAGATGCAGCAGCAGTTTTCTTTGGTATCTTAACATCGCCTGTAAGACCATTTAGCATAGTTGCTAATGGCATAACAGCAGAGTTATTTCTTAGTACATCAATGAAATCACCTGCTCTGTAATCTTGACCGATTAGGTCTCCATCACTTCCAGCAGATAAATCTCTCTGATTCCAATTTCTTAAAACTTCATCTGGCAACATAATACCTTGAGCAGTTTGACCATACTCTCTTTGTGCTGCTTCTGAAGCTTCAAATTCAAACTTAGCATTTTCTTGAGCTTTCCTATCTGTAGGATTAGCCATCGCATTAATAGCTCTCATTATGCTAAATCTTTTAGTTTCTTTCTCTGTAAGACCAATATCTTTTGGAGTTTCTAAAGGCACATCATTAGATATGTTATCTAATAATAGACCTCTAAATTCTTCAACAGATTTGCCTTCAGATATAGCTTGGTGTGCTAAATCTCTTTTATTGTGCTTAACAGCTAAATCAAGAATCTCTTTTGAGTTTCTTGCAAATTCTTTTTTAGCAGCTTCAGCACTTTCTGATCTAACATCATCAAGATTAATTTCTTTCTTTTCTTCTGACATTATTTCTATCCTTGCTTTTTCAGCAATTTCTTTAGAACGTCCGACACCGACTTTACGACTAGAATCTGCTGGCACAGCAACAGAGGATACCTCTAAAGGTGTCCAGCTTGCTCTGTAGTAGTTTTCGTCTTTTTCTTTCATTCTGGTTAATTTATCTACTCGATAGCCAACGCTAATATTCATGCGTATGCCATCAAGCACATCTCTAAATACTTCTTCAGCAAGATCAGATCGACCAAATCTGACCACAGCAACAGTTCTTTGCGCTGCCTGATCAAGTTTAAATTCTTCAACAACACCAATTACCTGATCCATCTTATGATCAAGTAGCAATGGCGCTCGTCCAGATTGCATAAACTCCATGTTTATTTCTTCTGGTGAATGTCCTAGAACTTCCATTCCAAAACTTCTTTCAACTGGCTCTTCACTAGAAACACCAATCCTTACACGTCTATTTTCTTCATCGACAAATTCCGATCTTGATAAATCAATAGTTCTGTATTCAACTTTTAAGTCAACTACATTTCTATTTTTTTCATCTTCATCATCATCGCCATAATGATATGGACGTGCTTCTTCAGGCATTTCCACCTCTTCGCCTTCTTGTCCATCCTCAAGGTGCTTTGCAAACTCGACAACAACTTTTTCGCCTGTTTCCGCAACATTGAGGATATGTCTATCGTCTTTATCATTCATAGATTTCTCCTCTTTATTTTTACTTGATAAAGGATGTGATGCAGGAAGCAAATCAGTATCATGCTTTCCTGACTTAAATCTGCCTGTTCTTAGAACACGCAAAAAATTATTTACTCTTGCCATCGCCCATTGTTCTTTTGACTTAACTGTGGGACGTACGCTTTGAGGCGATGTTTTAAAAGCACCGATTCCTCTGTTGTAAACTTTTTGTAATGTTGCATAACTTGTTCTTTTAGATGGGTTGTCGCCAACTTCTTTGTTATGCTCTCTTGCTTTTTCTCTTAAAGTATCTTCTGTTCCTCTAACATTTCTTTCATCGTTATCTTGTATCATTATCTTATTACCCATGCCTGCGTGATTAATACAATAATAATATAGGTCTGGAGTATTTACATCAATCTCAATACTTATACTCGAATCTGCTTCGCCAGCTTTGCCAACAACTTTTACATTTGTTTTATACTCTTGACCATCATTGTGAATACCATCTTCTGTTGTTGAAAAACGCAATCCATGTGTTTTATTGGATTGATCTGATGTATTAAATACGTAGGTGTTGCCAATCTCTAACATTAAACTTGGTGATAACTCGCCATCTAAATAAAACTTGTTCCCTTCACCATATTTGTTTTCACCTTTTTTAATTATAACTTTATACTCAATAGTCTCGTTTCTCACACTAACAATACCCTTTTCATTTTTCATTTTTTCAACAAACCTCTTTGACCAACTAAATCCTGCATCTCCACCCCATAACGCCCATGCTATCCTACCATTAGAAGGGTAGCCATCTTCACCAGGCCTAAAACCTTCTGCTTGTTTATCTACCTCATGTCTTGAGAAAAAGCTAAACATTCTCTTAACAGTATCATCTGATAAATTCTCACCATTAACAATTTGTCTTGCTCTAGTAGCTCCAACCCTAGTTCCTCCTCTACCAAATTCAGCACGCCAATCTATACCCTTTTGCGCTTCGGCTTTCATGCCCTCATTTGGTCTAGGCATCCTCATCATCTCCACCTAGTATTTTTGCTTCAACTGGTAGTTTAGTACCAAAGGGTTGATACGCTAACTCTATGTCGTATTGTTTTGCTAGCTCTAATTCTTTTTGATGTTGTTCAAAAAGCTCTTCTACATCTCTGCCAAAGGTTGATGTAATATCACTATAAGTTATTGTGCCATTCTGCAATCCGATTACATTTGCTTGCATTTCTTTTAATGGATCAATATGCGCAAACGATCTTGGCATATAAGTTATACCTCTAGCAAACTTGTCAAACTTACCCATTGGTAAATTTATATAACCTGTCGATATTGTCATCTCAAGCCAAGCTTTAAATATAGGATCAACAAAATGCTCTATTACAAATTGCTGCATAATTTGATAGTTGCTTCTATCTTCTAAAGCTCCTTGTCTAATGCTTGAATAATTAACAGATGTTAAATCGTTACTTAAGCTGTGATAAGAAATGTTTAGTCCGCTTGCAATACTTCGCAGTACACTTGTTGTAAAAGAATCAAAAGCTGAATTAGGATGTGATGGATCAAAAGCTTTAAAATCCATGCCTGCTGGCAATTGTTCAAATACACCTGCTTGAGCAGTCATTGTAGGATTAAATGTGTCCTCAAAATCACCATCGCCAACATAGCCATCTCCGTCAGGACTTATAAAAAATCCTTGCTTAGAAGCTCCAACTCTTGCAGCTACTATCTCTGCTTCAAGATATGCGTTTAATTGTTTTACATTTGCCATTACAGGTGCAATAAAAGATACACCTCTTGTTTGTTCTGCTCTGTTTGGTAAATATGCGTGTATTATTTCTTCAGCAGGCACTCTTATATACTCTTGAGCAGGTTTTGGGTAGGTATTGCTATAAGGATGTTTTTTAAATAAATGATAAGCAATAGGTTTATCATTTCTGTCAACCTCGACACCCATCTTTATACTTCTACCATTTGGCAAAGTGCTGTCATTTTTTTGCTCGTCTAAATGATCTGCTTCTAAAAATTGTATTTGAAAGCCAAAAGGCGAATCAGAAGTTTTGACTTTGCGAATCAGCACTTCTCCATCTCTTAATAGAGTTTCTATAAATATTTTTTGACAGTCTAAAAATGAAAGCCTGCCATTAAGTGTACAGTTGCCAAGCTGTGACCATTCTTTCCAGCTTCTTTCAATCAGCAGGTTAGCTCCAATGTCCAACGACCTATCATCATTGTACGATTTGGAGCTTACTCTTACGCCTTGCTTGCCAATGACATTAGATACCATCAAATTTAAGTATCTTGAGATATATGCATCATTGCGTGCTAACTCTCGACCTCTGTCTCTTAAGATTCTAAGGTTGTCTTTGACTTCTGCATCGGCACTTGTAGAGCTTGTTAAAAAGTCTGCAAATAATCTACCTGTATTTGCGCCTTGATAACTTCTTCTGAAAGTTTTTTTCTTAACTTTCTTTTTGTTATTTCCTAATAAATTATCGTACCAAGCCATTATGTATAATCTGTTGGATTTATTGAAGATGAGGAATTACCAAACTTTACCTTGATAGTATTTCCTGATCCTTGCTTATTTCTTATTCTAGCTAATTTTATTTCTTTCAAATATTCTGCTTTGTATCTATCTCTTAGCTCCATTAGGTCAGGTATTGGAGTTCGTGAAAGTGATCTACCTGCAATTGACATAGATGCTTGATCGATTGTTGCTCTGCCTTCTAAAACACTTTCTATTGCATCAAGAACTTTTTTTGCATGACTTCTAAGATCAGCATTTGTGTTAGCAAGATTGGTTGTAATCTCTGTTCTACCAGAATCTACCATAATGCGCTCTGAATCAGAGCTTCTTGTTACATAAGCTTCCCAAATATAATCGCCTGGAGTATAACTTGCTGTAGTTGATGAGCCAACCTCTATGTAGTATGTACTATCGGCTTCTGTTGCAGTAATTGTAAACTTTTTACTTCCGCCACCACCAACGTCAGAATGAAATTCATAGGTAAGAGCAAACGTACCAACTGCATAATCATTAGCAAGATCATCTCTTCGCCAAGTAAATCGATCACCAGCAACAAGTTTTGCAGGTTCAGCAGTTGGGTAATTTGTTCTGTCGAATCTATTGCTCAACAATAATCCTCATAAATGTTATAGATACACCTACATATAACATTATGAACCATTTTGTTTTTGTCAATATTTACTTCCAGTTTGTAGCAAAATTGCCTCTTTTTATCACAATTCTATTAGGATTTTCACGTTTTTGTGGTTTTTTTGTACCTATTGCAAGTATTTTTTCTTCTAAAACATCAAAATTAGGATTTAGTATGTAAATAGCACCAAAATTGTAGACAAGCGTGTCCAAAGCTTCATTTCTTTTGCCTATTTGCTTCCAAACTAACTGTTTTTTACCTCTTATCCATTTAGTTATGCGTTTCTCACTTGTAAGCTGTTTAAAATATTCTTCATCTAAGTCTAAACAAAAATGCAAAGTAGAGTCCTCTGGTTCAGCAGCTAATCTATTAAATATAGCCTCTTTAGCAGTATCAACCCCTAATGTATAGAGAACAGCTTTATTTTTACCTACATAGCTTGGTCTGTTGACTATAGGTTTTCCCTGTACACTTGCACCTTTAATGGCAAACACTCGTCTTGCTTGTCTTGGTTTGGTAAAGTTATAGACTTGATTGGTGTGTAATCCACCAGAGTCTATGCAGGTGCAAGAAATAGGTACTATCCTACCTGTTTCTGTTTTAAATCTTTTTTTCAAATATGTGTCAAGCTCATTCCAAACTGTAAAAGCATTTGGATCACCCCATAAGATTTTGTAATCTAGCACCCAAGCTTCATAGTTTTTACCCCAACCTACGCATTGCGCTTCAAGCCTATCTTTTTGGGTGTCAACTCCAACAGTAATAGCTAATACATCTTCTGGAATTGTAGTGTGGTCATAATTTAACCTTCTTTCTAACAAATTTTCATACTCTAAAGTTTGACCTTGCTCTTCGAAACTTTGACCAAGACTGGTATTGATAAATGTTTTAAGTGTTTCAGGGTTTTTCTTTGCTTCTAAAAATGCAGTTGCCATTTGCGCCCATGTTGACCAAACACTATAAAGCTCTGATAAATGAAAGCCTGCTGTATTTTCTGTATCTTTGGTTGCACGCCACTCACCATGTTTTAACATCCATTGTTTTTTTGATTCTTCTATAACTGATCCACAATGATCGCAAGCATAAGTAGCAGTTTCAGGTTTGTTTTCTTCCCATACTACATTCTTCCATTCAAGAACTTGTTTTTTATTACATTCAGGACATGGCACATAAAAGTACCGTTGATCTGATTCTTCAAAAGCAGACTCAATTGCAGACAAGCCTTTAATGGTTGGTGTGCTACACATGAATATCTTGCGATTCCAAAAAGTCTTAGTTCTAGCAATAGCTAAAGATATTGGTGAGCCTTCAGAACCAGCAGATAATTCGTATCTATCTATTTCATCCATCAATAATATTCTTATTGGCCTTGACGCTAATCCACTTGCACTATTTGATCCGACAATAGATATATGACCGCCTGGAAACTTTTTGTGCATTGTAGTATTTCCACTATCTCTACTTCTTGCATCCTTAACGCAACCTTTAAGCTTTTCACTATCTCTTATCATTGCTGACAATCTATCTTTACTAAACGTCTGTCCCATTTGTAAAGTCGGTTGTGTTACTAATATTGGTGAAGCATCTTGATCTATGTAATAACCTATAGCATTTAGCAATATTTCAGTTTTGCCAACTTGCGATGATGTCATAACCACAATCCTTTCTATAAAAGGATCGTTAAAAGTGTCCATTATTTCTTTTTGATAAGGACATCTAGATGTTGACCATTGGCCAGCTTCAGAAGAAGATTCTGGTGATAGCTTTCTATATCTATCTGACCACTCTGAAATTTTTAATTCAGGCGGTGGTTTAAACGTCTGCATCGTGTTTTTCAACACGTCCTGCATATTCTGTAGGTATTCCATTTTCTGCTAATTCATTAAGTGCGTCATATACACAATCTTTAAGTAATTTTTCTGCTTCAGCATAATCTTCAGTTGCAATCATTTGATGTGCTAGCCTTGAAGGCATACCTAGCAGCTTTGCTCTAACATTTGCTACAAAATCAGTCCAGGTATCTTGAACTAATGTTGCAGGTATCAGCCTACCCTCTAATTCTGACACTTCTAGCTCCGCCCTGTCTGCTTGAGCTTTTGTAAGACGTGTCTTCTCCTCTGCAATGTCTCCTGATCCACTTTTTTTGTGATAACCAGACAATTTTCGCAGATAACTTATGTAAGCGTGCCTACATACGTCTAAATTAAGCGGTGAACGGCCTCTTTTTGATGGTAAGACACCTTTTTTTATCAATTCTGAGATACTTGCAACTGATAAACCAAGATGTTCTGATACTTCTCTTTGCGTTGCCATAACTTATAAATTCAGTAAATGCATATTAACTGTCGCTAAAAAACATCTGCCGTCACGAATAACCA